CGCAATGTACAGTTGGGCGTAAATTTCGTTGTCACCAAAAGCAAGTGCGCGACCCACACCCGAGGTGGCTGAGGTTGTGCCAACGCGACCTTGCAGCTCGATGTTGGTTGAGATTGTGGTTGTAATAATGCCCTGAACAAAAGCAAAGTCTTGGTTGTCGTCTGTAGTGTTTGAGTTAGACGCTATTCCAAGCGCAATTGTCGACGCGGCTGTGGTGTCTTGCAAACGTGCTTTAAATCCATTGACACGCCAACCCGGAATTAGTCCTTGCAAATAATAAGTTCCCGAAGTTGCAAGAGTTACGACGCTTGTTGCAATTGTGCAGCCGCCAATGTTGTTTACAACTGTTGTGTTTAGTACCCGCTTTTGATATGAACCGCTAGTCGCTGCTCCGCCTTGCACCCCACTTGCTTGCGTTTCGTTAAAAATTGCTATTTGTGGCGGAACGGGAGCAGTCAAGGTTACTAGCGCAACGGACGCCGATAGAAACGTGATCGACGCGCCTTGATACTGGGAGAGGACTAGCGAGAGGCCGTTGAGGGTGACGCCTGCTCCGGCGGTGATGGTGGTTGCGCCTGCGCCTTTGTTGAGGACTTCGAGCGTGTCGCCGACCGTGAAGATGGAGTTATTTATGGTGACGGTGTTCGCTGATGCGACGTTCATTACGATGCGCTTACCTGCATCGCCGACGAGCGCCGTGTAACTTGCGACCTGATCGTTGAGCGGGAGGTTCGTGATGTCGTTGAGTTTTGCGGCGGTGAGTACCGTTCCAGAAACGAACGGGAAGGGCGTCGTCATAGTTTCGTCATCCTACCTTATGCGGCTAGCACGTTATTGGAGTCGAGTATTCCGAAGACTGCGTCGTCTAGCTCGAACTCGTAGACGATGTCGGTCGGGGCCGTGTAGAACGTGACCGTCTCGCCCCGGAGGTCGATGCGGTGTTGGAGGCCTTCGACGGAGAGTTCCTCGGTGACGGTGAGCGGGCTTCCGGTCGTGAATGTGCGGGTCACGGAGATCGTGTCTCCGATGTCTACGGCGGCGACGGCGTTCTTTTGGGGTGTCGTCAACGATCCGAAGAATGTCTCAACTCCCGAGAAACGCGGTTCGGGTTCGCCTGCGAGTAGGTAGTCGGCGAGCGTGAGGGCTTGCGCGTCGGTGGAGAGTAGCGAGTTCGTGATCGCTTCGGCCTGCGTGAAGTAGAGGGCGATGGATGCCGCGTCGGTGGCAGTTTGAGCGGTGCCGCCGGGCCGTTGCACGGTGACCCGGTTGAGTACCGATTCGACGGTGAAGTCGACGAAGACTTCCCGGTAGGGAGTTTGTGCTCCGGTGTCGTCGAAGATGACGCTCGGCCCGGAGAGGGTGTTTCCGATGCGGGGCTCGAAGACGAGGTCGCCGTCCGATGCTCGCATGAATAGGCGTCCGCGTTCCGCTGAGTCGATTTGCCGCAAGTATTCGAGGGCGTTGACGCCTTCGCTGATCGCATAGTTTCCGAGGGTTGCTGTACCGGTGGAGATGTCGCGGGTCGTGGCGCTAAAGCCGACCTCGGGCCGGTCGAGGATGGTGGTGACGCGAGCCGATGAGAGTTCGGACGGTGGCGTGAACGCGTTGAGAAATGCGTTCGAGAGGATGAATAGGTCGTCGGCTGCGATGATCGTGACCTGAGGTATTTGTTTCGGGCCGACGTAGTCGTAGACGAAGTCGACGACGCGCCCTCGGAAGATGACGAGAGAGTTCCGGGTGATTTTTATTTGCCGGAGCGGGGAGAGGCCCGGGGTGTCGTCTGTTTCGTCGTAGTAGACGCTCGCTTCGTTGTATGGGTCGAAGGCTCGGGTCGTGTCTCGGGCGATGATCGTGGCACGGCCCGGAGTGATGGAGTCGAGTACCTTCTTTTTTCCGCGTTCGATGTTGACGGAGACGACGTCTATTTCGGCGAACTGGTCGACGCCGTCTAGGAGGTAGGTCGTGTTGTCGAGGATGCCTTGCTGTGTGTCGTCAAGTGTGAAGCCGTCACCGAATCCGATGTCGAGTTCTACGGTGAGCGTTCCGCCTGTGATGATGTTCGCGGGCATGGATCAGACTGCTATCTGAACGTCTAACGGCCCGCTTACGAGGTTGTATTGCTGCAAGGCTTCGACGATCTTGTTCGGGAACTCGCCGTCGGTAGTGGTCGTTGTGACGTTTATGTTCACGACCGTCGGCGATGTCGCTTCTTGAGTGAAGTCGAACGGCACGAACTGACCGGACGCGAAGTCGAAGCGGAGATTCTTTGTTCCTTTGCCGGGCAAGTTTTGGAATCCTGTCGGAGATGTTCCACCGCCACCGCCGCCACCGCCGCCCGATGGTGTTGAGACTGTTGGGGCGGTCACGGTAGGGATGCTCGGAGTTATCATTCGGCCTGCACCTGTGCGATCGAATGAGTCGGTGACGCCGGAGACGTCGGGAGTTCCGCTTCGTGTTGGCGCTACCGGGGCCGAGCCGAATGACGGTGATAGTGAGAGGCTCGGAATCTCGGAGATCGGGTTGCCCGGCGATAGGAAGTTCGCGGCGCGAATCGCTAGGTTGAGCCCGTCGATGACTGGGTTGATCATCGCTTCGATGGTGCGGACGACGAAGCCGGCGACCTTTACGAGGAATGATCCGAGGGTTCCTAAGGCTCCCATGAGCGTAAAGATGATGTCGAGTAGCGGGCCGATGGCGGCGGCGACAACGTCGAACGCGACCGCGAGCGTTTTGGTGAGGACGGGAACGATGTACGTCGTGACGAACTTCCCGAGATCTCGCAGATAGCCGACGTACTTCTGGATGTTGTCGCCGTTTTCTTGCACTTTTTCGGAGACGATCTCGAAGATTTTGCGGAACTTCTCGAAGACGACGAGGGCGACGTCGCGGATGATCGGGATGAGTTCCTCGCCGATGAACTCGGCAGTCAACTGGATGAAAGGGATGAGTTTGTCGCGGAGCACCGGGACGACGCGGTCGGAGATGAAGTCGGCGATCTTTTGGAAGATGGCGGCGAGTGCCGGGCCGTACTTTTCGACGAGCCTTTGGAACGCCGGGACGACTTCGTTGACGATGAACTCGGCGATCGATGTGAGAACCGGGAGGAAGTAGTAGCCGAGTTGCTCGACGAGTTCGCTTGAGAACACTTTCAGCCGGTCAAGTTTCCCGGAGAATGTGTCGGCGGCGGCGGCGGTCGCCCCGCCGAAGTTCGCAGAGAGTACGTCGAGGACTGCGTTCATGTCCGCACCGTCTTTGATCATTGTCTTGAGTTCGGGCGAGAGTTGGGCGAGGGCTTTCATGTTGCCCTCATACCCTTTGGCGAGGGCTTCGGCGACGACCGTTTGATCCATCCCGAGGGCTGTGGATACGTCGAGGACGATGCCGAAGTCTTTCGTTGCGCGTTCTATGTCGCGGGTTCCTCGGGTGAGTGCTGCGAACGCCGGGCGGAGTTTGTCGTCCGCGATGCCGGTGGCGAGGCTCATCTTGCCGAGTTGTTTGTCTACCTCGGCGATGTGTTCCTCTGTTGCCCCGGTGACGTTACGGATCGCGACCTCCATCAGCTCGAACGACTTTTGGTCTTCGGCTGCGGCTTTTGCTGCGAGGCCGATGCCTGCGGCGAGCGCACCGACTCCGGCGGCGGCGGCGACTCCGAGTTTCGTGAACGCTCCGCCGAACTTACTGAACTTGCTTTCGGCGTCGTCGAGTGACTTCTTGAGCGGGGCTGCGTTGCCGGAGATCGTGACGGAGATGAGTGCCATTAGCCGACTCGTTTATCGTCTAGGTCGTATTTTTTGATGAGGTCGTCGACGAGTTTTTCGTAGCGGTCTTTTATTTCGTCGCGTCGTCCGTCGATCGCATCATAGAAGAAGGGTTGCGGCTTGATTCTTCGAGCGGGCCAACCGAAGTGAATCGGCCCGGCATAGGCGACTTCTTTACCGCCGCCCGCTTTGACTCGGGCCGATGTTTTTGATGCGGCTTCCCGGATGGATGCGGCGAGTGCACCGGATAGAACGGGGACGAACTTCTTCGCGTCTCCGGCTATCGCTGAGGCGATCGCCTTATTGACCGGGAGGAACTCTTGAGCGCGGTAGTCAACGTCGTCGGAGAGGTTTTTGAGTTGACGGCGCACCGATGCGAGGCCTTCTACTTTGACGCCGCCCTGCGAACCTTCGACGCGGTAGCCGAACGTCCCGGTCGTAGCCATTAGCGAGCCCTCTTTCTTTGTTCGTTCATGCGGCGCACTCCATCGTAGAGCGCCCAGATGACCTCGGGCGGTGTTCTCATGAGTGCGAGCGGATCGATGCGCGTGTGAAGCGCGAGGTCTGCTATTTCTCGGGCGACTCCGCCGCCCGCGATTAGTTTCCCGGGCCGTCCTCATGCCCGACGCCGGCGACTTCTTTGACCCATTCGTCGAATACTTTCGTCACTTTGCCCGAGTTTTTTTCGGCGAGCCATGCGAGATAGTAGAGGGCTTCCATCTTCGGTTTCGTGTTCGGATCGAATGCTTGCGAGATGGAGACTTTCGCCCATCGCTCGAATGCGATCTGTGAGTCTGCGTAGACCGGGAATGTTTCTTGCGTTCCGTCCTTCCGCTTGACGGTTACGGAGAGGTCAAGCATTACGCGATGGCCTGCACTATCGCGCCGCCTGTGTAGGTTGCGGTTACTTGCACGAGTTCGCCTACGTTCACCACGATCGGCAATGACGCGAGGAACGCCCCGGAATGGGTGTACCGGGGTGAACTGGCTCCGGGTGCTGCGGCGAGCGGCTCGAAGACGATGGTCACGGATGAGCCGACGTCGCCGAAGATTGCTTGTATCGCTTCGCCGGTAATGAATGAGCCCATGACGGTAAAGGTCGTCTCGGATGACTGCAAGCCTGAGACGAATGTTCGCGAGGCATCTTTTAGCGATGTGCTTTCTAACGCGTCGACGGTCTTCGTCATGGTGATCGACGAGAGTTGGTCGGCGAGGTCTACTGAGTCAACGGTGAAGACGTTGCACGCGCCGAGTGAGGTAACTGTTGCCATGTTGGATTAGTCCTTATCTGTGTCGGAGGCATCCTTGCGGGCGCCTCGCGGTTTCTTAGGTTCATCGTAGCCGACCTCTGCGATGAGATTCTTCATTCTTGCCCGGTCAAGGTCTATGCCGCATAGTTCGAGGCCGTCGCCCGAGACGATGTCGCCTTCGGAGAATCCTGCGAGTCGGCGGGAGGTGACGCGGAACTTGTTCATCCGTAGCACACTACCTCGAAGCGGTAGGCGAGCATCTCGACGCCCGACACGGTCACGGATAGCGGTGCAGCTCGTAGGCATCGGACGCTCGTGACGGTTCCGTTGAGTGTCTGATCGGCTTCGATTTTTGTCTTGATGGAGTTCGCCCCGGTAGCGGTGAGGATGGAGTCGAGGAAGTCTTGTGCGGCCCGGTCGCTCATCCGTCCGGTGATGACGGTGACGTCGAGGTTCGCGGTATCTGCTCCGCGTTTCATGACGAGATCCCAGTCGATCGAGAGGTTGCCGACTACGGCGGCGGGCGGGACTATGTGTTCCGGGATGGTGTCGTAGGAGCGGAGGCCCGTGATGTTGAGTTTCGCTTTGAGTGCATCCCTCACGAGAGACGGGGTCACGCGACTACCTCTCGGCGGTACGCCCGGACGATGGCGGAGATGTCGCGCCCTAGCGGACTCATGCGGATCGCACCTAGTTCGGAGAGGCCGAGAACGCCACCGACGGAAGAAGCGCGCTTGACGTAGTCGGCTGAAAGGATGAGGCACGCTTCGACGACGTCGTCGGGAGGTGTCCCGAGATACCATCCGTACTTCGCGGTGACTTGTACCTGCGGGCGTCGGTTTATTGGTAGCGGGAACGTAGTCGATCCGACGAGAG